TGATAGCACAGACTTATTGGAATATAAAAAAGGGAAGAAGGTCTAATTGATTAAGTATATAATTATTTTAATCTTGCTGACTGGGTGTTCAGCAAAGGAACTTGACCTTAATCCTACAACAACAATACTAAAGCAACTAATGAAAGGGAAACAATGAAAGAAATGATACAAATAGAAAAGTATGTAGCAAATATTCATAAAAAATTTATGGAAGTAAAAACCACAAGTAAAGATCACATGACTAGAGATTTGTGGTTCACAATGAATATATTAACTATGGCTTTTAATAATTTAGAAAGATGGTCGCAAACAACAACAACACCAAATAAAGCATTTAAGGATTTGATAAAAGCACAATTAAAAAAATATAAAATAAAGTTAAATTAAAGGAGGATAGGGGATCATAGAAAGAAAGGTATGAAAGTGATCCCCTTATCCAGTAATATCTAGATATAGTGTTTAAACTTTTCTATTGTACTTCATCTTGATTTCATTCACAATATCTTTTTCAAACTTATTATTCTTTTCCACACTTGTCCAATATTCAGCGACCATGCGATCCACATCCTTTTCTGAATAATTGTTTTTTCGCATGAAATCAACTAGGATTAACAGGGGGGGGTGCTTAACTTGATTTTTACGATTTCTATCTATGGCTCTTTTGTATTGAAAATTAGAATGCTTTCTAATTTTACTTAATTCATACTTTATAGTTTCTATTGGAACATATTTCTTATTCATACTTACTAACTAGTTATATCTATATTACTAATTCTTTATTTAGGTACATTTCATGTACCCCTATAGGTACATCAAATGCTTATTTGATTAGTTTTATCCCCTTCTTTTCCACAAACTTTTTCCTCATTTTATCCACATATATTTGTTTATGCTTATTAGACATAATCTTTCTTAATTTAAGATTGTTATTTAAAATAGATTGAAAGTTATCATCCCCTCTAAAGTAATATTTATTAGTTTTATTCTTACCCCTATTTTGCCATGTAATATAGCCAAATAATTGTAGCCTATCCAAATGCCTAACTAATGTTCTTTTGTCTTTTAAACCCATTTTTTTTAAAAGGTAAGCATGACTAGGCACACACCCTCTTTTCGCAGTCTGAAGCCTTGTCAGAAGCATATAGAGGCATTTTTCATGGGAGGTAAGAACCTCATTATCCAATAAAGAATGGGGTACTTTTAAGAATGGTTCTAAACTAGCTTTCATTTATAAATTCTGTAATAGGTTTAAGTTTATCCAATGGGATTGACCAAACAAAAGGTCTATCATTCTTTCCAAAGTTAGTCCAAGTGCCACATTTCTGACAATCTTTTGCTTGAATGTAGCCATGAAAATAAAAGGTTGGGGTATCATCTGATACATAGAAATAATAATCTTCAGCTTTAAATCCTTTTCTTATTATCAATGACTTGTAAGATTTGGAAAATAATTGTGATCTTACCTGAACTGGCTTATCATTAATAATTAAATCCTTACCTTGAAAGTTATTAACAGAATGTGTAAAATACGATTTCATAATTTTAGCCAAAGCCATCTCTGCAAGACAACCTGAAATTGTTTTACCCCACTTTTGATACCTATCAAATGAAGCACCATGACCCCATTGAATATTAGCTTTTAGGCTTTCTGTTTCCCTGACAATCCCAGTAATTGCACCTGATAATATTTCTTCCCAATTTAAATCTACCTTTTCCAAAGACATTTATACTACATACACAATAAAATAAATAAAGCAAATAAAAGTATTGACTTATTTGTAAATAATCTGTAAATAACCAAATCAGATGAAAGAAAGATTTACAGATACAGCTTGGACAGAAGGTGATTTTAACAAAGCAACAAGCTCACCTAGTCAAACAGCATTAAGTAATTGGGTATGGTTTATTAAATATCATCTATCCCCACATTTAAAATTTAAATCAGAAAGACCATCAATAAGTTTTAAAGCTGGTACATTTATCCATGAATGGTTTCAAAACATATTAGTAGGTCAGGCAAAGATTGAAGATGTTGAGCATCATTTTAAAAATCATATAGATCAGTTTGAATTTAGTGAGAATGAAGGTATCAAAGCACAATTTATTTTAAAGTATGTCAAAGGCTATGTTGAAAGACACTTGGAAGCTATCAATGAAGTATCAGATAACTTTTCAGGTTGGAAAATAGAAATACCTTTTTCTGATTGGTATGATGATAAGTATATGGATCAAACATTAAATATTGCAAGTGAAGGTTATATTGATTGTGTTAATGATAATGAAAATAAAATAACAGAACATAAAAATAGGTTTGGTAGTGTCAGAAAATCACCACTCAAAGTAAATAGAAAAGATAGTAATATAAATAGAATTGGGGATTGGGTGTATTCTAAATCACAATTAATAAAACAACCTCAATTTACTCATTGCATACAAACAGCAGTCTATTCAAAACATTTTAATAACAAATATAAACCATATTTAATTTATGTATCAGAAGCTGATTATACAATTTTTACAGCTGATAATTGTTGGGAACTTACCCCAAAAGGTTTGGAATATTTTTTTAGAAAATTCATACAAATAAACATAAAAAGACAAGAACTATTAAGAGCTGCCAATGGTAGCATTAAAAGATTGGCTTGTTTAATTGATGTGGATTGGTCTGAAATTAGAAATTATAAATCTAATTTTATGCTAAAGAATTATGAAGAAGAAGATATGCAAAGGTTGGAGGACTTTTATGAAAAACTATAAGGATAGATATGTCAGATAAATTAATGCAAACACTAGCTCAATTACAAACAGAGAATAGAAAATTTAAACAAGAATTAAAAATTAGAGATCAGAAACTTCTTGAAAGGGATGAAACTATGAAGATTGCTAATGAAGAATATCAAAAATCTTTGGCTAAATTAAAGGATGATTTAGCTTTTAAAGATAAAGTCTTAAAATCATTAAGACCCAAACCAAAAATAAGAAAGGTAAAAAAATGAAGATTGATCCTATCGTAAAAGATATTTTAAATGAATTAAAGTTTAATCCATCTGAATGCTTATGGGAAAAACATGGTGCTACTTGTATGAAGCATAGATACATAGAAATAGCAGGACAAAACAAAGGTGTTTCCATAGATAGTTTAGATGAAGTTGAGAAAAATTCAGCAGAAGGTGTGGTTGCAATTAAATGTACTGCTAGTCTTGGCAAAGCAAAGGTTATAACTTATGGCGAAGCCACACCAAAGAATAATAAAAATGGTTATCCTTATGCAATGGCAGAGAAAAGAGCAGTTGATAGAGCTATATTAAAATTGATTGGCATACATGGTTTTGTTTATTCAGATGATGAAGTGGATGATAAGTTTGAAAATGTTCAAGTAAAAAAAATAGAAGTAAAGCAAGAACCAAAGAAAGACAATATAGATAAAATTTATATTGCTGGTGCTTTAGAAAAAATAAAAAATAACAAAGATAAAAAAAATTCTTCGGTCTTAAGAAGTGATATTGAAAGTCTTAAAACCAGAATAAATCAGTCTATGGGTTGGGATGCGTTCACAAAGACAGATCAATTTAAAACATTTAACGCATTAAGAAATCAAATAACCAAACAAAGAAGGAGTTAGACTATGGCTTTTGAACTAAAAGAAGGCGAAGGTTATCTAAACAGAGATAATGAAAATCCTGAAAAATTTTGGGGATCATTTAAGGTCAGCCAAGATTTAAAAAAAGGTGATACCATCAATCTTACTGAATGGATTAATACCAAAGATGATGGCAAAGTTGTTCATAAATTACAAGAAAGAAAACCTAAACAAGGTTAATTGTAATAGATGGGGTGGTAGTTTTTGTTAAAACAAGCCTCTTGTTTTAGCTCCCTTGATCGGTTAGTTAGCTCTGCCACCCCTTTTAAACTATGGAACTTATAATATTAAATGATGGTCTTTATCATCTTATACCAATCACAAGTAATATGGTTGAAGATATAAAGTTATTTAATGAGATTGATTGTATGGACTTGTGTAATTTATTAAGAATTAAATTAACTGGTTATGTAGATACTTTAAATCTACACATGATGAATGATAATACTGGTGCAATGATGGGTTGTATCTGCAAATAAAATTAAAGGAGTAATATGGGAAAAGACGATAATATAAAATGGATAGACATTGGCGAAAAAATGGTCAAGCAAATGTTAGAGAAGAAACAAAAAGAATATGGAAGTTTTGATAACAACGCATACATCATGGCTAACTTTTTACAATCAGCACTAGAAATAGTTAATGGATATAAGGTTAAAGTACCTATTACAATCATACCACAACTAATGATTGTTCTTAAATTGACAAGAACTATTGATGATGGTAGTGGGAAAGATATATACAAACTAGATACCCATAAGGATATTTCTGGGTACAACGACCTATTAAAAGATATGCTATTAAAAATGAGAAGCAAGGAGGACAATGACTAAAATATTTTATAGTCCTAGAATTAAAGAAATCATTGATTTTATGGCTGTTTATTATGATGAACATGATTGTTTCCCCAAGCTAGATGAGATAGGTAAGGCATTAAATTTAACTAAACAAAGGGTAGGTATTCTATTAAAGAATGCTGAAAAATTAAAGTTGATAAAGTCTGACAATGTTTTCATGCGAAAGTATATGTTGACTAAACAACCTAAAATTAGTAAATTAAAAGTCAACAATTACTATGAGTTGTAAAAAAATATATTACTACGAATTTTCTGCAACTTTAGAAGAAGAATTTGATTCTGTTGAGAAAGCAGCAGATCAAAGGAATGCTAGTGAAAAGGCAGTTGTTAAAGAGATAACTAATAAAAGCCTTCAGCATTCTATAATTAAAAAGGAGGATAGGAATGAACCTAACCAATGAACTTCCTAGATTGTATGGGAAGCTACAAAAGTGCCATAACAATATCATGGCTTCTATTGATAGCAGAATGTGTGTCCATACACTTCAGGATTATGTTGAGTACAGACAATTAGTAAGAAGAATTGTTAATGCTCAAAACAAAGAAGCAAAAGTTATTTACGAAAGATAAATAACCGATAACAAAAACGATAAGAAAGGAAGGCTATCTATGTCTGCAAAAGAAAAAGACCCCAATAAACTAAAACTTGATAAGCATATTGGTATCAAATTAAGAAACAAAAGAGTAGAAAGAAAACTCAATCAAACAAAAGTTGCTGATGTACTGGGTGTAACATTTCAACAAGTTCAAAAGTATGAGAAAGGAAGCAATGGAACAAATGCTTTTATTCTTTTATTACTATCTGAATTTTTTAAAGTACCAGTATCATATTTCTTTGAAGGTTTTAATCCAAGAACATTTGAAAGTAGCATAACTTACCATGACAGATTTCCAGAGATACATAGAGGTAATCAGGTCAAGAATGAAAACTTATATCCTAATCCCAACTCTATGAGTAGTTTAGGTAATAAGATGAAAGATGTTTTCTTGCTTGAAGAAACATTAAACAAAGAAGAAATATTATAACAATCATGTCATTGGGTCAGTCAAATAAAAAGTTTGATTGGCTCAATGATTTAACAATTAGAGATAAAGATACATCAAAATTAGATGAACTAGCAAATCTTTATAATAAAACTAAAGATAAAAAATATTCTAAAGAGTGGTATGTGTTAGTTCAAAAAATTACTAAACAACTTAATTCTTAACTTCATTTTCATAAGTCTTATCATCATCAGCTTTACGCATACATTGATAATGAGCTTTACCTTTGGGATAGAAAGCAACAAAGCTATCTTGGTTGGTCATGTCTTGACCACAATATTTACACTTTCCTATGTCTATGATTATTACTTTTGGTTTCTTCCAGACTTTCTTATGTTTTGGCATAGTTAGGTCTTTTGCCTTTTCTGGATTTTCTTTCAGCTTTCTTTTTTCTTGAAACAGCAGAGGCTCTTTGACTTGCAGACATTGATCTAGCTTTTGCTAGTGGTACACACTTTGGATAATTTTTTCTTTTCTCTCCTTTTGATCTACCACATGGAGGAAAGCCACCACCTTTTTTACGATTGGCAATGTCCACCCATTTTTCTGATGTCCACTTTCTTAAACTCATCTTTTTCTTTTAGTTTTCTTTTTACCAACTTTACCTTTGCAATACTTACTTGCCCACATATTTGCATAAGCAGATGGATATACTTTAAATTTTCGCTTCGCTGCAGCTTTACCAGCAGCACATAATTTAGCCATTATCTAACTCCTTTACAATTTTTAATTTTTCTTCAGCAGTTGCAATCTTTTCTACTAACTTATCTACTTCATCTATGTGTTGTGGGTGTTCTCCAATACCAACACTATTGTTAAAATATATTTTTATTGTTGCTTCAGCTTCACAAATTTGAGCTTCATATCTTTTCTCTAATGCTTTTAAGATATGTTGCTTCATGCACTATGTCTTTTTTGTACCATAAATTTAGCTGTCTTGACAGCACCTTTGTGTGGCTTGTATGCACCTTTCATAAGTTTATATGAACTACCTTTTTTCATCCAATGAAATCCTTTAGGTGCTTTTACAGATTTTTTCATCATACTTTTTTCTTTTTCTTTTTTCTTTTTTTCATAGCTTTAAAATCTGCACCTGTAATTTTATTTCTAGGTGGTGCAACTCTTGCTAATTTTTTTTGCTTTGCACTATATTTACTAAATGGCATAATTTTTTAACCCTCCAACATTCCCATCTAACTAGTAGATACTCCTGATAATTAATATTTGTTTTTCATTTTTTTGCTTTTCTTCTTCTTTTTCTTTTTATCTTTTTTTTTCTTCATATACATAGTTATCTCCTTTTATTTTTACGACCCATATACCAATCTCCAGGTTCATAATTCCATCTTTTACCATGATGACCCCTTATATCAGCATATAGCATTCTAGCTCTCACTATTAATTTTATAATTGACCTTACCATTTTTTGCAAGACCAATATCTAGCACTAAATACATCCTTTGCAGTAGCACACTTGTGTCTTGCTCTAAATGATTTTCTTCTAGCAGGATTAGATTTTTTAATAGTCATATTAGCATCACCATATCTAATAATCTTTTCTTTCCCACCTTTACAGGCTTTGACTACAAATTTTTTACCACCTTGTACTTGTCGTCTAGGTGAATTACATTTCATTTTTGATTTATCTATTGCCATTAATCTATTTTATCAACTCCATCAAAGTATTTATAATCAAATTCTACAACTCTACAATCATGTTTTTTACGCATGGACTTTTGTTTGTCTGCAAATTCAATAGCTTTATCTTCAGATTGAAAGATTGTATTAGTGAACATCTTATATTTATCATCTTGTTTCCATACCACACAATAAATCATGCTTTTACTTTTGGTTTAGGTGGAGGTACTACTACTTCCTGACAACCAAACTTTGAATATATTTGAAATTGATTTGTTTCTTGTCTGCCTATTTCTTTAGTTTTATCTAATGATTTTTGGTAACCATCTAATAAACAATCATAATAACTATCATATACTTTTGGAAAAGTATGTGGGTCTAAACAAGTGTTGGCTATGGTACTGCACATAACTATTGTTAGCATTATTTTCATTTATCATCCTTTTTATCCTCCAACTTTTTGATCTTATCATTAGCATCTTCAAGGTCTTTGGTTAAATGTTCTAATTTTTGCAAACATCTTTTGTTTGCTGAATCTTTAGATTTACCAGCATCCTGTAATTCTGCAACCTCTTGTTTCAGAATACGAACCTGATCTTTATATTCGTTTATTAAATCTATATTATCAGACATTATTTTTTTTTAAAAGTAGAAACACCTTTGATACCTAGAATTGTAGAAAATGCACCGACTACAAGAGCTTGATAAAACATTGGAAGATTTGCAAACTTGTCAAAAAATATATCTATCTTTGCTTGTATATCTGGATCATCACTAAACACAGACCAAGCTAATAAAAGCAGAGGAATTGAGATCAGCACCAAACAAAATTCGTCTTTCCAATCATTTCTATGTGAATCAATAACAGCTTTTTTAAATTCTACCTCACCATTTGCCATGCGTTCAGCCAATTTTAATTCAGCTACTGACTCTAATTCTTTAGTCTTTCTTCTATTGGAAGCAATAGACATACCAGTTTTAATCATACCTGGAACTAATTTAGATGCTATACTTAACCACATTATGACTTTGCACTCCTCATTTTTCCAGCTAACTTACCTGCTCTAGCTGGTGTTTGTTTTGCCCAAAGTGAGTCTAGCATTTGGAATGATGCCTCACCATAATCTTCTCTATCTAAAGCAGACCACATATTTTTAAATTTAGATACACCCCCTTCGCCTATCTGATAAACCATATTAACAATTACTTCTTTAGCAATATAATTAATATTTCTTTCACCTATTAGTCTTTCAGCAGCTTGTAGTGTTCTGTTAAAATCTTCTTCAAATACTTTTTCACCTTCTTCTTTAGTGTATTCTATATCACTTTCATAATCATCATCAGGTGTTATCTTATGTCCATAAAAGATAGTATCAAATCCTTCTGAACATTTATAAATCTTTGGAACATAACCTTCACATAATTTAATTTCTTCTTTTAGTTCTTCGTACATTTTTTCTCTCCAAGTTTGTTGTTAATCTTATTCTCCATCTCCAAACAAGACCATATAATCTTCTGCATAAACATTCTAGTATTATCATAAATCTCTCCATAATTACACCTCATAAAATCCTTAATGTTTGCAGTTATCACAAGCACAAAGATCACCATCATACCAATGTGTATGTAATTCTTCTTTACAATGGCAGTTGCATTTACAATCTTTGCATTTCTTTTTTCTTTTCTTTTTTGGTGGGAAAAATACTTTATCTAATTTTTCTGACCAAGTATCAAAGAAACCTAAAATTTTGTATATATATTTATCCATCATTCTAATATTAATTTTTTAATTGATTTACTACCATCTATATTATTTTCTAATTCTGCTTTTGATTTAATACATTGGTAAGAAACATTATTGTCTATTGATCTTGAGGCTACTCTTTTACCCTTTAAACATTCACTCATAGACACTTGTATTCTATGTTCTTTAATTTCATTATTTACTATCATTAATAAAGCTACAACTGTTTCAATCATAATACTTTACCTTTGTTCTGACCTTGTTTGATAACATATTTTTGTGTACCATGTTTGCCAGTTTCTACTTCTTTTTTTAAATTTTTTACAAAGTTCATTTGCTTTGTTTTTCTTTCCATATCACTAATGTACTCAACTATTTTTCTAGTAACTCTTTCCATTTGCTCTAACCTTATCTTTTAAATCTTCAATATCACTTAATGCTTTTTCTAATTGATCTCTTAAAAATTCTATATTAACTTTGTTAGTCATATTCATTTCTTGAGTTTCTTCCATTTTTTCTACAGACTTATAAAGATCCTCTAATAAAAAATGTTGCTCTTGATCTACAGGCACTTGTTCTGATTTTTTAAGCAAATCATTTTCAAACAATTCTCTTGAAGTTTCTAAAGATACTAATCTTGAAGTTAGCTCTGTGTATGCAAATACACCCATAGCTACTAGAATAATTAAACTAACAACTGTTTTCATTGGCATTTGCACAGCAGCCGATTCAGATATGTTAAGTGGTTTATTTTTCATAATCTACCATTATTAATTTTATACCTAATTTTTTTTGTTCTTTTGTAGGACTTCTACATATTCTGTAAGAACCTTTAGGTTTGTTTTTTAAACTTTTACCTTTGTTTGTTTTTCTATAGGTATTTGTTTTTATGTCTAGCAGTTGTATTCTACCATCTTTATCTACTATAACAATATCAAATGGACAGGCAGGATCACAACTTTTTGCTACATAAAATCCTTGTTTTGTTAGATTAGCAATAGCTTCATATTCACCCACCACACCTTTAATAGATGTTTTCTTTTGTCTTGCAGAAATATCTATTTGATTAGACTTAAGACTAGATTGACTAGACTTGATATGCTTAATGCAGCTACGAACCATAATATCTTATATATGTTATTTATTTTTTCATCCATGTGAGCTAGATGATTGTCCTTAATGGTATCAATCTTTTGATGTACTAATTTTAATTCACCTTGTAATTTAATTATGTCTTGAGAATTTTTTTGAGATTGTGTTGGCATTATTTTTGAAACTCTTTAATTAAATTATTTAAATAATCTTTACCAATAGCATCATGTATAATTTTCATTTGATCTTTTGGTACTTTAGAAAAACTATATTCCATTAAATAAGGAACTAAACTTGCATCACCTTGTAATTCTTCCATAGTTTCTTTTCTAGCACCTTTAATAAATTCTTTTATAACTAATCTTTTCATATTAATATCTAAAGATTTATAACCAGTAGAATCTACTAATGCTGATAAACCTAAATGTATTTTAGGAGCAAATACATTTTTAAATGCTCTATCTAAAACTGGAATACCTGTACTTCTGAATATTTCATTGTATCTAAAATTTAAAATATCTAATTCTTTTTCTGCTGAATTTTTTTCTTGTCTAATTGTAACACCAGTAAATTCTGTAAAAACAGTAGATGGTATTTCTTTTCCAAAAATATTTGCACTCTCACCTTTTATAGGTCTTGCTTTATAAGTTTTTCCATCCTCTGATAATACTGCATGAGTTACAGATGTTCTGTCAGGAAGTTCAGCAGGATTAAATATAGATTTTAAATTATTTTCAATAGAATAAAATGGATTTAATTTTGCATTATCTAAATTAGAAGTTTTAGTATCTTTGGCAGCTTCTATGTTTCCATCTACTGCATCTAAAAAACCCATATAAGTTTTAAATGGTGTAAAATATTGTGATGCTATTTGACCTACTAATTCATTAATAACTTTAAATCCTTTATTGCTATCAGTAGTTGCAATAGATTCTAATAATTGATCTACAAGAAATAAACCTGAACCACCTCTTGTACCTAAAAATACTTTTGCAAAATCTTTTGTTGTTCCTGTTATAGTTCCCAATCTTCCATCTTGCCATCTATCTACAAAATCAGCCACAAATAAATATGCAGCTAATGGATTGTATGGAAAAATATCTATTCTTTTATTTCCTACTTTTAATTCATTCCATTTTTCACCAGCTATTTTGGAATCTCTAATTTGCATAGCAGTTCCAAATAAACCCCAACCTACTAATGATTTAACCATTCCACTTGTTTCACCATTTTTTAATTTTTTAAAAAAACTTTTTGTAAAAGTTCCTTCAGTAGTAAAAGAAATTGCTGCTAAAGGTATATCTGCAACAGTTCTTACACCACCTACAAAAGTTGGTAATGGGGAATATTCATATAAAAATTTTAATGAATTAACTAAAAATCTTGGAAAAGGAATTGCAAGAGAAAGTGTAAATGGAATTTTATTAACAAAATCAACAAATGCTTTACCTATACCTTTTTCAGGAGTCGCTGCATAAGTTAATTCTAAAGCATGATCTACAGCAGCAGCTATGTCTTGTTTTCTTAATCTATTAATTAAATTTGGATTATTAACTATTTCAGCTAAAGTTCTACCACCATATATGCTTTTATTATTTCTAACGATTGCATCTAATGAAGATAAAAATATAGCTCTCCTTACAATAAATTCTTGAAATTTATTTAAAAAATTTAAAAGATCAGCACCTTTTTTTGCAATATTTAATGGAGAAAATTTTTTAATTTTTGCAACACCATCTACAGCAGCATTTAAAACATCAGAACTATATCTTAAAAACAAACGATCATATTCTTTTGGTAATGAAGCTAATATTTTATTTACATCAGCTTTTACTTTTTTATGTCTTAAAGGACTAATTTGTCTAAATATATTTAAAAAACCTTGCATAGCTGTTACAGGGTTTGCTGATCTTGCTAAAGTTTTACCACTTAATTTTTGCCATAATTGATCTGCACCATATTGAAATGATTGATTTAAAACATCTATTCCAACTCTACCAGTTTGAGATATAAAGTTTCTCATAGCAGTTGACCACCTTCCAACCATAGCTGCTTTACGAACACCATCAAGTTCTTTCATAGTTCCATTTAATAAATCAGTTGCATCAATGCCTTGAGCATTTAATTCATCAACTAAATTTTTAGAAACTTTTCCATCTTTTAAAAATTTACCATAGGCTTTAGATAGTTGTGATAATCTATTAAGATTTTGTGCAGATGTTCTTGCACCTGATCTAAAAAAATCTAATAATTCATCTGCTGTAAGTTTATGTTTAGTTAGTAATTTGTTAAAATCAGTTTCTTTAATTAATCTAGGTGTAGTCATTACATCATATATTTGATCGCTTATTCTAATGTTAGGATTTCTTTTAACTTTACCACCTTTTAAAACATCTTCAAAAAATCCTTCTATTTTTTTGGATGTTTTTTGGCTAATAATTTTTTCAGATACATCATCTAATCTATCAAAACTTCTTAAATCAATATCACCTTCTAAAGATTTAGGTTTAATAGTAGTTGCTTCTTCTACTTTTTCTGCAAGTTGTTTTCTTTTAGTATTAAATTTTTTTACAGCCTCATCATTGTTTTTTATTTTTTCAGTTTTTAAATTATTTTTTTTACCTCTAACTGCAAAACTTAATAATGAATCTAAAGTAACACCAATTATACCACCTTCTATTGCCATTTTAAATCTAGCCTTATCTTCAGAATCTTGATCTGTTGCTTGTAAATATTCTGTAATGGGATTTGCCAATAGAGGAAAACTTTCTACAAGATTTGACATTCTTGCCTCATAAGGTGAAAAAGAAAATTGAGCTGCAACTTCTCCAATCAATGTATTTTTTGCAACAAACTGACTGAATGCTCCTGCTTTAGTTGTAGCTTTTGGTATCTTTGTAATTAAATTTAAACTGTTCGCAGCTTTAGTAAAACCAAAAAATGGTATTGCAAACCCAGCTAAATCTCTTGAAAATGATCCACCAAAATAAGTTGGTTCTTTTATTTTATCAAACTTTACATTTTCTAAAGGTCTTTCATCAAAAAATTTTTCACCTAAATAATTAGTAAAATCTACAGTTGCTTGACCAGTATCTCTTATTGCTCCTCCAAAAGTTCTTTTTAATAAATTTTCACTAAAATTTTCCCAACTGTAATAACCTTCTTTTTCAATTATTTCTTCTATGTCTGGTTCTAAAGTTCCACCATCTAATATAGAACCTTCCATTATTTTTATACCTGCATTTACTTCTTCTAAACTTCCTGGTTTAGGTAATTCTTTTTTGATGTCTTTATTTTTTTCTTTTATCTGATCTATTAAATCTTTATCAGCATCTTTGGATAATAATTCTAATGGAGATATTTTAATACCTGCTTCTTCAGCAGAAACAAAATCTTCTTCTTTATTTTCTTCTGCAAGAATTTTGTTAAGTTCTTCTATATTTGTATTTTGATTACTGCTTTCAGTTTCTAGTAGTTTTTTATTAATTTCTTCTAGGGTAGCCATATTACTCCCTATTGTGATTCAAGATATTTTTTGTATGGTATTAATTGTTTTGACTTATCATCATATACAACTGCTTGACCATTTAAATTATATACTATTCCTGGAGTTACTTTACTTACATCAAGAGAACCATCCATCATAGGTATAGGAGGTGCTGTTTCTAATATTTTTTTTTCTTGATTTTCAACAAATTCAAATGCTGCTTGTAAAGAATTTAAATTAGGTTTTACTTGTTTATTATATAAATCTTTTTCAGCTTTATTTAAACCATCAAACCAATTATTAAAATCATCACCAGCAGCTTGTCCTTGTTTATACAAGGTTAATGCTTCTTTAGATAATGTATTTGTTTTTCCTTTATTAAGATAAGCATTTAAAGCAGCTTTATATTCTTCACTTCCAGCTTTATAACCAGCAGCTTCTAAATTTTTTTGTAATTCAGTTTTAGCAGGAGTAGTTAATTTTTTAAGTTGTGCAGCCTGTGTTACTGCTGGAAAAGCACTTTCTAATGGGTCTTTACCTTTTAAACCTTGACCATATAAAGCAGCACCTAATAAAGCACCTTCAGGTATATTGCTTAATAATCCACCTTCAACATTATTCATTTTAGAAAAATTGTCTTGAAGTAATCCACCACCCATTGATCCACTTTCTCCAAGTAATCCTTGAGTTCCAACTTGTCCATAATCCATTCCTGGTGAACCATAAAGGTATCTTTTTAAATTATTTAATAATGACATTATATTAATCCTTTTAAATTTAAGTTTAATAGGTTTGGTTGTGCAACATATCCATACTGATCTTCTACAGATTTTAAGTTTAGTATGTTGGTAATGTTACTTTTAGCACTATTGTACCTTGTTTGCAAATCAGAAGATGCTTGTTGACCTATGTTTAAATTAGCAAAATACTCATTAACTATTGATGGTGTTGCTTCTGTTTGTGTTATTGCAAAAGGAGCTTGAGAAATAACCTGTGTTTGTATATCTCTATTATCTCCATCACCTCTTAAATTTTCAATATCTTCTAATGTAGGCTCACCCCCTTCAAATATACCTGCAAAAGGATTTTGAACACTATATCCCATAGCTGTTGCATTTTTATAAGCACCAAAAAGAGTACCACCAAAAGGTACAAGTAAATTTAATCCTAAAGCAATAGCTTTATTTTTAGGATCAGTCATAGGACTAATCTCATATTGAGCTTTTTGTCTTTGTGCTGCTAATGCTTCTTTTGCTTCAGGTGAAAGTGGTGGTGTGTTTTGATATTGTACTGTAGGATCTTTATTATCATTATTACCACCAGCACTAGGTGGACTAAAATCTGGTTGAGAAGCATCTCTGCCTCCACCTTGACCACCAGAATATCCTCCTGATGATGATCCTCCAAAATCAGATTGTGAAGCATCTCTACCTCCACCCATAAATATCTCCTTATATAATTATTGCGATTGCAACTAAAATATATAAAACAAAAATATGTGTTGAAGGTTTGTTTTTAATTTTAGTTTGAATGTCATAAATAATTTTATTAATTTTATCCATTATAATAACCCTCCTAATAATCCACCAATTCCACCAAGTAAAGCACCTCTACCCTCTCCAAATGTTCCACCAACCAATGCACCTCCTAATGCAGTTGTAAAAGGATTAGCTTGTGATTGTGTTTGTGCAGTTGTTACTGGAAATCCAGATGCAATAGGTGAAACTATTCCTGCATATTGTTGTAATGCTTGTAATGGAGCAAGTTGTTGTTGTCTTTGCAATGCTTCTAATTGTTGTCCTGTTTGAACTAAAGTTGGAGCTTGTGATGCAACACCAAGTTGTCTTGATCTTTCTTGTCCATAAGATTGAAATGCTAAAGGTAATGCAGCTTGTGCAACTTGAGCTAATGCTTGTTGTTGTGCCATAGGACTTGTTGGAGTTCTACCTGCACCACTAAATTGTGATTGAACACCAGTTGAAATATCTGCTGCTGATTTTTGAATTAAAGGTGAAAGAAAAGGATTTAAATATTGTCCACCAAGAGTTGCTGCTAATTGTTGTTGTGCAGCATTTGCCATTGTTTCTTGTCCAGCTAAACCTGTTAATGTCTGTTGTGATGGTGGTACATATCCAGTTGCACCTACACCTTGACCATAAAGATTTGTAGATTCAGAAAGTATTTGTCCTAATGCTGGTTCGGCTGCTGCGTAAGGTGTTACACCTTGTGTTGTTGCTTGATTTCCTCCAGATGATCCTCCTCCAAAACTCATGTATTCTCCTCTTGTTTAATTTCTTTTTCTAAAACAACATGGGTTCTTTTGTACCCATAATTGTTATAAACTTTTTGCCAACCTGGTCTAGCAATTATTTCCATTTTTTTACATTGTTGTTCTTTAGCAAACTTTTCAATATCATTAATTAAGTGTTGCCATTTATGTTTTTGTCTGCCAGTTGCAATATAGATATTACAAACTTTACCAAGTTTTCTTTGTATTATCTCTGTTACAACAACACCAAAATACTTATCAATCGTCTTTTGTTTATCTTTATCCCAGATAACCCAAATTTGAAATTTGCTTTCTCTAGCAACTTGTAAAACAAAATCTGAATCGGTAAGTTGACTTGAATAAGCTAAAGCAGACTTAATATCTTTTTCTACTAATGACCAAACTTTATCAAGTTCTTTAATTGGTATTTGTACTAAATTCATAAATACATTAAAAAATGCTTAATAACAATATATAATTAAGCACTCTTTTCGTCAAATATTTCTAAATAACTTACTATCCCTGCTATGTTATTTGCAGAACCTGCTTTTATTTTTAAGGTATCACCTGATTCTAAAACCATAGTTCCTTTAACAAGATTATCTACTGTTTTAGATGCTAAATTAATATGTGCCACTTCATGCTCTGCATTAGATGCTGAACTATCTGTAGTAAATGCTTCTACTTCAATATTACCAGAGTGAATATTTGTAATCTGTATTGATTTAATTAATGCAGTTCTGTTAGTTGGACAAGTATATACAGTTGTTTTGTTTGTCGTTGTCAGATCAAACATAGAATTTTTATAGACATTAGCCATAATTATCTTGCAGTAGCTGGTATTGAAGCACCTACATTAGCTACAAGAGGTTCTTCTGCAAAAGCCATGTAGATGTATGTTCCACCACTTTCATTATGACCTGTACCACTTGCTCTTAATTTAAAACCATTTGATAATATATCTATTTCTGTACCACCAGTTTCTGCTGCTGATAAATTTGGACTTAAATAAGGATTATCATTATTGTATCCATCTCTTTTACTATCATGAAGATACCAATTTTTTGCTGTATCAGTTCTTTTAATAATAATCATAGCTGGTTTAAATCCTAAATATGTAAATGTTCCATCAGTAGAACCATTACCAGTATAAGAACCAATCTTGCTATAACCAGTTTTTTCTGCGAAGCAGTAGGCAACATAAGTCACACCACTTTTATTTGTTCCACTATCATTATTTCCTAAATAAAATACAGAAGAAGTTGGCTCTTGGTCATTCCAAACATTAGTTGCTGTATATGGTACATTAGTTAAATTTAAGTATAATTCTTTAGTTGCACCTACTGATTTGTGATATACTCTCCAAGCATGAGCTTCAGATAAACTTTTTACTAAAATCATTTTTGGTGCTACTCCCAAACCATGACCTACACTAGCACCAGAAGTTTGATTTCCTGTATATTTAACAATACTAAATCCTGCTGTAGTATTAACAGAAGTGTAAGTAGTGTTTATAGAGCCATCAGTATTTGATGAACCTTGACCACCACCTGCTTTCCAGTTCCATGATGCATATGTTTCTGAATTTTGATTAGCTGCATAATTTGAAGCATCTGCACCTAAAGTAAATCCATCACTATTAAAAGCTGTTAAAGTATCTGCTGCTGTAACTTCGGCAGCACTATCAGAACTTCTAACAAATTTAGTAGCTGTTCTAACTGCATCAAATAAAAGACCTGCACCTGCAGAACTTCTTTCTTTCAACCAAACTAAATCTGGTTGATGACCAACAGATGAAATAGCATTTGTTGAACCATTACCTGTATAAAGTTTAGTATTAAAATGTAAGCTAGGTTTTGTAATTGATGAGTATGCCATATTATTTGTTATCCATAAGTGTTAATATTTTTTGTATTTAATGCGTAGTATCCAGATGGTACATCATATTCAAATAAACTTCCATTACCATTTGAACCAGCAGAACTAATAGGTGTAGTACCAAAAAATCCATTGCCGAAGTTTATGCTTTGTTTATCACCATTTCCATAAACATCAAAAAATGGAGTAGCTGCACCACTAATCCAAGATGCACTTAATTTACCATTAATGCTAGTTCCTGGAAATGCTTGGTTGTTATTACCACTACCATCTGACCATGTGCTATCACTTGCACCACCATTTTTTGACATATAAATATTTCCATTAGTTACATCTAATGCAACACTTATAATATCTCCTGCTGTATATGATGACATATAAGTTGTTGATGAGCCATTGTAATATATTTGTCCATTTTGATGTATGTAAAAAGCATTTGCACCATAATAATAACTACCATTATGTGTTTTATTATTACCAAAAAACACACCTATTCTATGACCATTTGAGGGTGCTGCATCTATTTTCATTTCATAATACCATTTTCCAGTTTCAGGAGAGATAGTTGCAAATGCTTGTCTGTTATCATCAACACCATTAGCCATAGTTAAATTACCATTTGAATATGTTGGTTTTAAAATTCCAGTACCACCATTCATTACATCATTAGGATTTAATGTAGCATAAGTATTTGATGGTGTATCAAGTGATTGTTTTAAATTTCCATTAACTGCAAATGTGTTTGAGTTACCAGAACTATCTGTACCCATAGCACCAGAGTTTTCAAATTTTAAATGAAAACCATTAGTACCCCAAGTAACACCAGATGGTGATTTAAATTTCCAAATACCTGATGTTGAATCTGTTTCACCAAATACTGTTGGTGCTAATGCTGCACCATCCACTATTGCAACATGGCTTAAATAACCCTCAAAATAACTACTTGTGCCTTTTCTTAAACCTACAAGACTATCTACAGCAGAATTAATTGCTGTATCATAGTTTTGTGATGGATATGTTGCTTCAGAAAAAGAAGTTTCTTGAACTCCATTTACATAAACTTTTACTCTATTTGAAGCTGTCGCTTGTGTAGTATCAACAGCAGCCATTACATGATACCAAGCTGAAGTATCTCTAAATTTTCTATTTGTATGAAGCCTAAAATCCTTACTTCCATTTGAAGCATAACCAGATATATTAAATTGGTCATTTGAATCAAATTTAAATTGTGCCATTTGGTCTTGATTATATTCTCCAGCAGTAACCATATAAGCATAATCATAACTTAATTTTGACCTTTTTACCCAAACTGAAATAGTAAATGTTTTTCTATTCCCTGCTGATGATGGTGTTCGTACTAAATAACTGTTTGCCATAATATTATCCTAGTTAAACTGTCCAGAGTTGTTAGCTCCTAAATTAATTGTTATTGTAAATGCTCTATCAGCAGTTTGACCTTGAGCATCTGTAG